TCTATGGTTGCCTGAGTCGGGGTCTCCAATATTCAGGCCATTAAGAAAAGACTCGTTCGGATTTGTATTCATCCGACGAGCCGTTGCTAACATTCCTCTTGCTGAGGTATTTGCTTTTGCTAATTTCTGTGCCCAGATCATATCATCTATACTTACTTCTGTGCCTGAGGCAATGTCTTTGCATATTGCTTCAAGACGTAAACGATACTGAGTTGATAACATAAACTAATGTGTAGTATTAGTATTATGTATGAATTCAAATTAGGTTCTCTTCTTGTTCTGTTAGGAGAGTAACACTATCAGAAGTGGGCATCGCTACGCACGTAAGAACGTAACCTTCTTCCATCTGATCATCATCTAAAAATGATTGTTCTTCTTGATTAACAGTTCCTTCTGTAATCTTCATTGCACATGATGAACATGCACCTGCTCTACAAGATGAAGGATGATCAATACCTGCTTCTTCTAGTGCATCTAGAATGAATGTATCTTCATCACATTCAAAAGTTTCGGTTGCACCCTCAGGTGTATTAAGTGTAATTGTAGCCATTTTAGTTTACGTGAATTATTCCAGTCATACCTGCTCCTGCATGAGGATCACACTGGAACTCATAGTCTCCAGATTCGGGGAAAGTAACCTCGAAGCTTTCCCCACCCAGAAAAGACAAGTCTGTATGCGAAAGTTCGGGATGATCTTTTACTACCATATTGTGAGGGGGTAGTTCTCCGTTAACGAACTTAACCGTATCACCAACGGATATAGTAAGTTCATTAGGACTAAAGATAAGGTTCCCACCAGAACCCATGGTAATTTCTGAGGACGTTGCATATGCGATCTTAGGGCTAGCAGCAATTGCTATCATGATTACAAATAACCACCACGCTTGTAGCAGATATTTTAATTTAAAAATTTTCATGAGTCCTCCAGAATACAGTACTCACAAGAATGAGGGTGCTCCGATAAACTTGGAACATCCTCTTGTGCGTTTCGTATTGCTTGGAATGCGTCTATTGCGTACTCACAAATTTCCACTTTATGATTTTGATTATCGTGATAACCAACGGTATAATGTTTGTTTTGAGTAAAGGGCATGATTGTTTCAATCCTGTACTATTGATGTTATTTATTATACCATATAAGTATTTCTACGCATTTATGTGTGGACTTACTGACTGTGTTAGAGAACCTGTACAACTCCATTACAATCAGGAAAGTCTTGAAGTAATTTTTTTTCTATACCCATTTTTAAGGTCATAGCACTCATAGCACATGTCTCACATGCACCACTAAGTCTTATCTTAACAAAATTTGTTTCTTCTTCTATCTCGACAAACTCAAGATACCCTCCATCAGCTTCGATGTATGGAGAGATATCTTTAAGTGATTCTATTACATTACTTTCGTTAAATTCCATTAAAGTAGAATCGCACCAATTATAAAACCTTTAGCAAAGGCAATACATTTAATTTGATAATCAGTTAAGTTAAATTTATCTTGAAACTTCTTTATCATTTTCTTATCCCATTCCTTTGCATGATACAAAGCATGAACAACAGGATTCATTTTTTCGTGATCTCCACAAGACATTGTTTTTCTCCGAGTGTATACTATTTATCGTAACAAACGTATTCATCGAAAGAAATCATCTCACATATACCATCCATATTCACTGGAGTATCTGCTATCACGATCTCGGAAGTTGCTTCCTGAGTAGTAAACTCTACATCAGAGGGATTAATTTCTGACATAGTAGTTGTTACTGTTAATAAAATTGGTAACATTATTTTTATCTAAGTGTATATTATATATTACAAGAATACAAGTATCAATGCGATTGTTGAAAGGACAACAGAAACTTTAGGAAGAATCCTATTAACCTTTGATGTATCTTTTTCTAATACTTCTACTCTTTTAACTACGTCGTTTAATTTAGTCATTACGATGATTTTTTAGGGGGTATTACAGGTGCAATACTTAATGGTGCTTGTTCTATTCTAATGGTTTGAGTAGGTGCAGTTGCTGCTGCTTTCGCAATTAACATTTCCATATCCTTTTTAGATATGTTTCCGTTAGGGCCAGTTCCACCACCCTTATCCATCTTCATAGTTCCATCACCTTTCTTGCTTGCTGTTTGAATTCCAAAGCTAGCCAAAACTCCAGTAAAAACTGAGGCTATGAAAGTTGGATCTATTTTTTGTTGAGGCACACCTGGTATAGCTACGTAATTTAATGTCAATATTCCACCCGACCAAACAAGAACACCCAGCCGTACAAGTGTACTAATGATGGCTGCTTGCTCTTCGGAATCAGGAACGATTGCTTCCTTTAGCTTACCAAGAGGGCCTTTTTTCTCTTCTTTTATTGCTTCGACTTTTTCAGCCATAGGGATAGAAATAACTACTCCTATATAGTATTCTTAAAAACCTAATGGTATAGGTGATTGAGGATTTGCTGCATCTGGTGCTGAAGGTGCTGTTGGAAGACCAGTAGTACCTGGTAAAGAACCACCTACTACGCTTGGAAGTGCGTCACTAACTGCGTCCATAACTTTGGACTTAACGCTATCAATGAGTTGATCTCTCTGTACATAAGTAAATATCCCCAACCCAATAACGGCAGCAGATACAACACCAGACGACAACGCGATGACATTTACAATTTTTTGCATTTGAATAACCTAATGGTTTTTATATTCTTCATTATAGTATGCTTTGTAATAATTTACAAGGCCTATGGTAGTTAGTTGGTTACTTGACCAATCAGTTGCACACTTATCTATACTATCAATAGTTGATTTGGGGAACTTTCTATTCAATATTCCTTTTGCTTGTTCTTTAATCGTATTCACTATCATCTCCAATATATTCTAAAGAGTATATATCGTGATCTTGATCTTCATCTGTGTGCAAATCCAACCATTCCTCATATTCATGAATTATAGCCCAAGCATCACCCTCTCTACCTTCTTCGATTAATTGATTTAATCGTTTTACAGCATGAGTGTGAGTTGCATATAAACTACCTTCTAGAGGATTAGAAGTCTCCATAATCTTTCTTCATATATCTACCAAGAATATTGCTATTATAATACGCAGGAGTTCCATCGTCAAGAGCCTCCATTAAAACATCATTTAAGAATAATTGTTTTGTCTCTTCGTAATTTACCTTTCCGAGGGTGGTATGGAGGGATAAGATCTCTCTGGAAAAATTTTCCTTTCCATAGGTGGATACGTCGGACTTGAGTTCTGGCGAACTTCCATAATACTTCTTCCAATCTGACTCAGAAGTAACACGTCGCTTTCCCCCTTTGGGTTTTCTTTTCTGCACAAAGTACTTTCTACCGATGTACTTTTTACCTGTTGACTTATTAGTAATGAGGTAGACGTAACCGAAGAAGTCGCCAATATCGTCAGAAGTGAAAGTTGTACCTTTGTAGTACCAGGGATTTTCATACTCCTGTTCCATCTTCAGAAGGTGGTTCTGGTGTTGGAGGTTCCTCTATATCTGCTAGAATATTATCAATCTCAGTAGAAGAAAACTTACCTGTTGCTTCTAGTTCATCTCTTTTACTGATAGCACCTGCAGGAGGATCATATGGTTCTGGTGTAACAGGTGTCTCATCTGGAGGAGTCTTGGTGGGATCTGTAATGTTCTTCCATATATCACCAATATCCTTTATTTCTTTAGGATCTAATGTAGGTTGCATAACTAATACAAAATTATTATAAAGATATTTAGACACAAAAAAAAGAGGATTAAGAATCCTCTTTATCTTCAAATACTTCATATGCATCGTAATCACCGAACAACCATGCATCTGCTTTTGCTGCTTCTTGGTATGCTTGAATACTCATGTCTTTCAAACCTTCTACCTCTGATTCTGTTTCAATAATTCTTACTTTAGGTTTTGTTTGTTCATCCCACTCTTTATGAATCTCTTTGATTTGTTCATCTACACTGTTCATTTCCATTTTAATTTTACCTTCAATCCATACTTCTTTTAACCAAGTAATGAAACCTAATGCTAAGTGTTGGATAAATGGATTCTTAAATTTTTTCTTAACCCATCTCTCTGCCTTTGCATACCAAGGGTCTGAACCCTTACCGAATTGTTTTTCGAATTCTATTTTCATTTTAATAAGATGAATCTATAAGTGTTGCTTCATCTATATCAATTTCTGAATATGAAAGGCCATCCCAATAGGAATGATATAACCTTCCCCAAATAACATCAAACTCTTCTTGATTTAAATTTTTAAATAAACATTTTTCATGTAGATATACATGATATGTTTTACTAGAGTTTAAAACCTGAGAATGTGTCTTTTTTAACATCTTGTTTAATACCTCCAACAATGTAAGATTCGACTTCTGTTTCTTGTGGTGCAACTTGGAGTCCTTTTGAGGATATCCAATGCTCTGTCCATGGTAATGGATTGTTTCTGATTGGTACATCATAAACAGGTTTAAGACCTATTGATCTCATCCTCTTATTAGCAACCCACTCAACATACTGTTGAAGGAGTTTATCATTCAATCCAATCATACTACCATCTTTAAATAGATATTCAGCCCATCTCTTTTCTTCATCAACAGTATTTTTAAATGCTTGTATCAACCAAGGTTCTTGTTCCTTAACAATATCAACCATTTCTGGATCATCACCTTTCTTCCAATTATTTAAAATGTTTTGGGTGATGGCGAGGTGTTGGTTCTCATCTCTTGCAATGAGGGATATAATCTTAGCTGACCCTTCCATAAGTTTAAGTTCACCAAAGGCAAAACTACAAGCGAAACTAACATAAAACCTAATACCTTCCAGTATGTTAACATTTGCGACTGCCCTGTATAAGTATGTTTTTAATTGTTTTCTTTCAAAGGAAGAATTGT